AGCCAGTCCACCAGCCGTCACCAGAGCCAAGCAAGGCCAGTGTGGGAGGGCAGTGCCATGCACTGGTTAGATACCAGAGCCATGATCTTCCTTGGAACTGTTGGCTATACCGAGTTGGCTCGTCGCCGTGTCATCGAGGGGGTTGTATGACTAAGGATGAACTCATTACCAAGTACCGAGACATCAACGTAAACCATGACTGGTGGGACTCAACCTATGAAAACTTCACCGAGGATATGCAAGCCATCGGTATCCAAGTGGATCGGATGTACTTCAGTGGCTTTTGGTCACAGGGGGATGGTGCCTGTTTCGAGGGTAAGGTGAGTGACTGGAGGTTATTCCTGAAGTCATTGGGATATGACAACCCACCACTGACCAACCTTGCAGAACAGTTCTGGAACTGCAGTGTGGACCACCGTGGACACTACTACCACGAGAATTGCACCCTGTTCAGTATGGATATGCCTTGCCCTGATGATACGGATGACCAGTACTTCGCTGCGCTATACAGCCCCTATCCTGACGGGGACTTCCGTAGCCTTGCATGGTTGGCAGCACTCAAAACCGTGGACTACAGCAAGTTTGAGGATGAGTTTAAAGCAGCGTTCAGGGGGCATATGCAGGAACTTTACAAGCGACTGGAACAGGAATACGAGTACCTGACCAGTGACGAAGCGGTATGGGATGCCATCGTTGCCTGTGGACTGGATGAGGAGGTGGTATGAACGAAGATAGCAGATACCTATGCACCGAGTGCTACGGGGGGTATGTCCCTCATGGGAGGTGGAAACTGGGGTACACCACGTGCTTACCCTGTGGGGAGGAGTTGGCAAAGAAACGCAAGTTTACAGTTGCTCCCATGCACAAGAGTAACTACATGCTGTTCACTGACGCCAATGATCTCAAGGGTATTAACAACAAGGGAGGTGGATACAGATGACAGCAGAAGAACTTTACAAGAAGCTCAACGAGTTGGGTTGGGACTGGGAGTGCCGTGAATCTTTTGATGGTTTACGGGTGATTAACATCGTGGTTGAGGAGGACGAGGTATGAAAACAAGTGAACTAACCGGGGCTGCCCTTGACTGGGCAGTGGCTAAGTGTGAAGGTATAGAGGTTGAGTATATTGACGATTCCATAACTCGGTGCTTGCTGATTAAACCTTCGGGGTCAGGGATATATTCACCATCCACATACTGGGCGCAAGGTGGCGAGATCATCGAGCGAGAGCGAATACGGATTGATTGTCCTTGGAATCCCGGCTCCTTTGAGGCAACGTGCAAAATAGACGGCGTAACGGCTTGGGTGGAAGGGGACACCGTGTTAACCGCCGCCATGCGGTGCTACGTAGCCAGTAAGTTAGGCGATGAGATTGATGTGCCAGAGGAGTTGTTATGAACAAGTACTTGTGGTGGATTGTTTACGGTGCCATTGCTGGGGGGTTAGCTGCTCTGATAGGGGCATGGCTATGACAAACATCTGGAAACGTATTGGTATGTTCTTGTTAACTGTGATCTTCGTCACATCCTTCGCACTACTGATGGCGATTGTCATCCTTGAGTGGATGGTGGGCTGTGGTGAGTCTTACGTGGATGCCAAAGGGGTGCGGCATATCAACGAGTGCATTGTCATTCCCCAAAAAACCTGTCAAGCCAACTTATCACAAGGAGTAACTATGTCTATGAAGCGTCTGTTCGTGCTACGGCACAGCAAAGGTGGAGCAATCGTGTTGGGTGGAGATAAGCAGCCCCTGTACTTTGACTCCAAGGAAGAAGCGAAACGCCTACGGGATTCCCTCGGTGGTACGACTGTCGTATCCAAAGGTCCTGATAACCGCAACAACAAAGGAGTCTGATATGCGAGCCACACTACTGAAAGACACGATCAAGTCACTGTTCCCCATTACCCGTACCATCAGCATCGAAGGTGCTCCGGGTGGTGGCAAGACAACTATCGTCCATGAAGCAGCAGAGGAGTTGGGTATCCCATGTATCGAGAGGCATATGCCTACCATGCTGGTGGAAGACTTCGGTATCTTGTTTCCCAACGGTGATGACCGACTGCATTACAAGCTGCCTGACTGGTTCCCTGTCAAGGGTAAAGCACCAGAAGCAGGTATCCTGCTGTTCGATGACCGCAACCAAGCGGGTGCTGACTTGCAAAAGGTACTGGCTAACATCTGCCAAGCCCGGACTTTACATGGTGTAGAGATGCCGGATGGATGGATGGTGGTGTCCACGGGTAACAGACAGTCTGACCGTGCTGGTGCTAACCGAGTACTGTCCCACCTCCGTAACCGCGAGACAGTGCTGGAGTTGGAAACCCATCTGGACGACTGGACTTCATGGGCTATTGATCACAACGTGAAGCCTGAAGTGGTGTCGTTCATTCGCTTTCGTCCCAACTTGTTGCACGACTTCGATCCACAGCGTGACCAGAACGCGACTCCACGTTCATGGGTGGAGGGTGTCAGTGATGTACTGGGTACGGTGCCCGCCGAGGCAGAGTTCGAGTGTTTCAAGGGTGCTGTGGGTGAGGGTGCTGCTGCCGAGTTCGTGGGCTTTATGCGGATCATTCGTAAACTGCCCAACCCTGACGCTATTCTGCTTAACCCTGCCACCAGTGAAGTGCCCACTGATCCTGCCACGTTGTATGCCTTGAGTGGTGCGATTGCACAGAGAGCAACCGAGTCCAACTTTGAACGAGTCACCCAGTATTCCGAACGTATGCCACCAGAGTTTTCCGTGCTGACCGTTAGCTATGCCGTACGTAGAAACCCTGACTTGGCTAACACGCAAGCGTTTACGAAGTGGAGTATCGCCCATCAGGACGTGCTGTTCTGATCAACACCAAGGGTGTGAGTTGAACTCACACCCATCCAACAACTTATTCAGGAGTGACAGAATGAATCTCAACGACCGTGCCTTACTGGTGCAACTCAACGTGTCTCAATGGACTGCCCGCAAGTATGACAAACGGGCTTCCAAGGAAGTGACCAACGCTCATGGTGCAGCGTCTGCTGCGGGACGTTTCAACAAGTCCTTGCTGCCCATGAACGACAAGCTGGACAACATCCACAAGAAGACGACCTTCATCAGGCAGAAGTATTACGACAACACCCTGCCTTGGGGTATGGACGGCACCATGATGCTGCCCACTGCCAACTATCTGGCCTTCATGTCTGACTTCCGCAAGGAGAAGGGCGAGTGGAATCAACTGGTGCAGGAGTTCCTCGATGACTACGACCAGATGAAGCTCGATGCACAGCGCATCCTTGGCAGTCTGTACGACCCGGCTGACTATCCCAACCGCACCGATCTGCGGATCAAGTTCAACATGGACATGGCAGTGTACCCGGTACCAAGCACGGACTTCAGGGTGAGCATCGCATCCGAGGAGTTGTCCCGCATCCAGCAAGATGTTGAGCGTAGGGTGAAGGACGCAGAGCAGCAGGCATTACAGGAGGTATGGAAGCGACTGTACGACAGGGTGAAAACACATGGCAGAGAAACTGGCTGATCCCAAAGCCATCTTCCGTGACAGCATGATCGAGAATGCTCGGGAAATCTGTGCCTTGCTACCCCGTCTTAACTTTAACGATGATCCCAACCTTGAAACATTGAGGCAAGAGGTTGAGATGGGTATTGCCAATCATCATCCCGATGCACTGAGGAATGACCCTGACCTGCGTAGGGATACAGCAGCACAAGCCAAAGCAATCATGGACAAGATGTCCGTGTTTATGAATGGAGGTATGTAATGACAACTGCAACCCTTGACATCAAGAAGTTACAAACCAAGCTGGCGAAAGCCAAGACGGCACTGGTGCTAGAGCATCCGTTTGTTGGGACTATCGCACTGAATATGCCCTTCGAGTTCGACGAGAACATCCCCACTGCTGCGACCAACGGCAAGCGGATCAAGTTCAACCCCGAGTTCGTCAACGATTTGACTGATGAGGAGGTCAAGTTCCTCGTAGCCCACGAGTGTCTGCATCCCATGCTGGAGCACAACTACCGGCGTGGTGAACGACAGCCCAAGCGCTGGAACATGGCAGCAGACTACGTGATCAACAAGTTACTGGTAGATGACAGTATCGGCAAGATGCCTGCGATGGGACTGCATGATCCCAACATATACCAAGCTGGTGGCGGTACAAGTGAGGGTATCTACAACATCCTGCCTGAACAACCCGAGGGTGATCCACTGGATGACTGTGAAGACGGTGAGGGTAGCCCTGCCGAACAGGCACAGCAGCAGGCTGAGTGGAAAGTACGAGTGGCTCAGGCTGCGCAAGCTGCCAAGATGATGGGTCAGATGTCTGCTGGTATGCAGCGACTGGTTGATGAGGTACTTACCCCGAAAGTGGACTGGCGTGATGTGATGCAGCGGTTTCTCATCAAGGCACGGACAGATCAACGATCCTTTGCCCGGTTCAACAGACGGTTCCTGCCACAAGGGATGTACCTGCCCAGTGTCAGTGGGGAGGCAATGGGTGAGGTGGTATTTGCAGTGGATTGTTCCGGTTCCATCAGTCAGGATACGATTAACCAGTTTGCAGCAGAGATACAACGTGCCAAGGATGATCTCGTACCAGCAAGTATCCACGTGTTGTACTTTGATTCGCAGGTGAGTCACGTTGAATCGTACCTACCTGAAGATGATCTGAACATCCGTCCTCATGGTGGAGGTGGCACTGACTTTGCTCCTGTGTTTGAAAAGATACTGGAGATGGATATCCAACCAGTCGCCATTGTGTTCCTGACTGACTTGTGCTGTCACAGTTTCGGTGAACAGCCCGATGCACCAGTGTTGTGGGTCAGTACCGATACTGGCAGCGCACCGTTTGGTGAAGTTGTTTTAATGTAAGGAGATAGAGATGAATCGCATACTTAAATACGCATTGATTGGTGCTGCCATAGGGGCAGTACTGGGGTACGTGGGCAGTAGCTATGCCCAGTATTATCCGCAACCACCTGTATCCCCACCACCTGTGGCAGCAGTCCCTTTCAGTGCCAGTCCGTACAACTTCAACAACAGCGAGTACAACTTCCAGAATAGTCCGTATAACTTTAACAATAGCCCATACAACTTTCAGAACAGCCCGAGTAATTACAACGCACCCAACAGGGTGTATGACAGTAACGGTAACCCGGCAGGGTACACCACGGTATCACCCAGTGGTGTTGTGAATATCTATGACTTTAATGGTAACCGCACTGGTTACGTTCCCGCACGATAAGGAGATTGACATGGCAACAGTTCGCTTTTCACAAGAGTTGAGAGATCGCATCGTTAAGGTTGCGAAGAACAAGATGCAACCCGCCATTGATAGGGTGATGCTCGGTGCACCCGATCAGTCATGGGGTCAGAAGATATATGACACGATGTTTATGGATGAATTACCTCTCATCCGGCAGCTACCGTCCAACTGGTTTCGGCAATCGGATAACTTCTATGTCGAAGCCATCGGGGATGTGCAGTGTCAGGTGCAGTTCAAGTTCCCCAACTCCGTGGCATTCCCCAACAGTCTCACGGAGGGTAGGTTATACAAGCGTACCAACACATACAACTCCGCATCCGTTAACCTCAAGGATGACCCTGCGTTTGAGGATTTCAAGGCTGTGGTCGTGGACTACAACAACCGACTGAACGCTGCAGTCCGGAAGCGTGATGAGTTCGTAGCAGGTGTGAAAAAAGTGGTCAATGCGTACACAACCTTGGCACCAGCACTCAAGGCATGGCCTGCGCTGTGGGAGTTGATCCCTGATGATGTGAAGGAGAAGCATCGTGAAGTGAAAGAACGTAGTAAGGGAGGTATCGATCTGGATGTTGATTTGAACAAGTTGACTGCTGTCTCCACTGCTGCGAAGTTTGGTGTATGAAGGTAGACGTTGAGCGTCGCCGGGTTTGGCTGTCTTCCCTACGTAAGTTTAAGCGTGGTGTGAAGATACGGGCCAAGCTCGGCGTGATCGAACACATCTGTCAACAAGTTGCCACAGAACGTAAGGGTAAACAGGTATGGGATGCTCCTCAATGGGAGCATGACCGCTGGATTACATTACTGTACACTTCAATCAGAGATGATGAGTACCCTACAGAATTGCTGGTTGGTTTTGTCAAGACGGCAGAGGTGTCGTTCTTCAACCCCAAGATGCAACCTACGGTAGTCAGCACACTGAACGCAGTGGATTACGTATGCAAGCAACTCAGTAAACAGTTACGTTCCAAGTTCGGCGTGTTTATATAGGGTGAAGCCAATGGGCAGTAGCGCAAAGCCACGTAAGAAGTACCGTCCCAAGCCAGTGCTGGTCAACCCAGTGGGCTACGTGTTGGAGAGTCTGATGCCAGTGCGCAACCATGACTTTGATATGGTGGCACTCAAGATCAAGAACAGTGAAGCGATGGTCGCACTGCTACAAGGCAGAGCGAAGAAGCCTGACATGAATATCTTGATCGCCATGAGTAACATCGTTGAGGCACTTTGGGGCTTGGGCTTTGGTGGTGAGTTCAAGGATGTCAGTATCCACGGCAAGACTGCGCTGCTGTCCATCGTCCAACGTGCCACAACGCATGGGAGGTTCACGCCAACGGGTGTAGAGATTAAGATGTTGAACGAGTTGATGGAACTTCACGATGCACAGATGGAAGTCATCACGGTGAAGGACATGGAGAAAGCGGTAGCGGTAGTACGCAAGCGGTTGAGCAGTGACAAGCACACAGTGAAGTTACCCACTGTGCCCGATCATTTAAAGGAGTGAGTGAATGGATAACGTACAGGACACACTGACCGAGCGAGGTCTGCGCTATGGGAAGTTCACGGGTCACGCTGAAGTGACGCAGATGTTGAAGGCAGTCATCGGTGCGGGGTTAAGCAAGCGCAACAAAACGCTGGATGCTGACCAACAGGAGGCACTGGATATGATCTGCCACAAGATCGGTCGCATCATTAACGGGGATGCCAACTACGACGATTCGTGGCATGACATTGCAGGCTACGCACAACTTGTTGCTGATCGTTTGCGAGGAGTGGAGAGATGAAGGAGAAGAACACATGAGCATCGAAGAAATGACACACGACGACATCATCAGGATGGCGAAAGAGGCTGGGGTGTACACCAACAAAACATCTGGCGAACTACATGGGTACAAACACAGTCTTAAGAAATTCGCTGAACTTGTTGCCGAGCGTGAACGAGAGGCGTGTGCGAAGGTTTGTGATGAGATGGATCACGATGGGGTAATGATAGCGGCTGATTGCGCCGCAACTATTAGAGCGAGGGTGAAATGAGCAATGCTGATTGGTTAATTTTAGAGTGCATGGCATTGGGTTGGGTGCATGGCATATGGGTTGGCTGGTATGTATGGCGTAGACCCGTACTTAAGGAGAGGATGAAAAATGACTGACAGAGAACTACTGGAACTTGCTGCTAAAGCGGCTGGGTATGACGGGCTTGGTATGTGGGACGAGAAACGTGGATATTTGTGGGACGGAGAGGGATGGACGTTTGACCCACTAAGAGACGACGGCGATGCGTTTCGACTGGCGGTAAAACTTGGGATTGATATTGGCTGGGGATGGGATGAAAACAACAAGCCAGGCGTGGTGTTGAACTACGAGCATGTGGTTGATCTTGGCGGTGACCCCTATGCCGCCACCCGCCGAGCAATTGTCCGTGCCGCTGCTGAGATTGGGAGAACGATGTGACTAAAGACGAAGCAATGAAGCCAACAGTAAAACTTTTAATCACTCAGGAGTAATACAAAATGACACAAGAAAACATCATCACTATCAACGGCGTTGAGTATGTTCGCAGTGATTCAATTCCGGCAGCAGCAACACCAATCTCTGGCTCTCGTGCAGTCGTGGTCGTAGACCGCGGTTGGATTTTTGCAGGAGACGTGACACGGGAGAATGGGCGCATCAAGCTCAGTCGTGCGCTGCATGTATTCAAATGGGAAGGGATCGGCTTCGCAAAAATGGTTGAAACCGAAAAAGCTGACCTTCGCCCAATCTCTGATGTGGATATTCCAGCAGACAGTGAAATATTTTCGATTCCAGTGGAGGATTCATGGGGTCTATAAAAACAATGCCTATTGGCGACGGCGACGGCTACGGCAACGGCTACGGCAACGCCTACGGCTACGGCAACGGCGACGGCTACGGCTACGGCTACGGCAACGGCTACGGCAACGGCAACGGCACTATTACGCACAACACAAGGAGACGTAGATCATGACTAACGAAGAATGGCTAATACCTGTGGCGTGGATGTCACCCGGCAAAGAACGTCTGGAATTCTCAACAAAAAGCACTGTGTACGGTTCTCACACCATTCCACTCTACACCGCCCCACCAAGCAAGCCTTGGGTATCGCTGACGGATGAGGAGATTGGCACAGCCATTTGTAATGCTGACTACATTTACCTGCGTACTTGCGAAGACATCCAATATGTAGTTTTTCTTGCCAAAGTCATCGAAGCCAAGCTAAAGGAGAAGAACCAATGAGAAAACCAATCGCTTACATCAAGAACGAGGAAATCAGTTTCATGCTTGGGGTTAAACAAGCTGGGGCTA